CAACATCTGCCGGGGCCGTCAGTAATTCATCCCCCAGCGCAATACGTCCACAATTCCGAAGCGATGCCGCCCACCTGGTCAGCATGTCAGGAGAGGCGGTCATTTTCGTACCGCGCTGCGGGTCGGGCTGACTAGTCAGTAGCGTAGTGATAACCACGTCGCGCTGCTGGCGGTATTCAACGTAACCAGTAAATCCGGCATCACGTCGTTCGTTGTGTATCTTCACGTTACGTTCCACCAGCGCCTGTCTGTCGGGGCGCGGTACCGAACGCTCTACGGCTTCATGCTCATCGAGAGAATGGATCAGCTTGTCTGAACCGAGGACATCAGCGTAAGCCCACGTAGTCAGTCCTGCGTTATGGATGCGCAGGGCGAGGTCGCTGTGCTCGTACATGCCGCGACCGTAAACCGGATCGAAACCGCCAACCTTCTCGATAGCGCTACGGTGGTAATACAGCATCACGCCGCGCTGCCCGGTGTAAGCGATGTGCTTATCATCCCGGTACAAAACCGACATATCGTTCAGCTTATTCGTCCCTGCCAGATCGAGAAACTGATAAGCCAGGTGTGGCTCGGGGGATTCGATGTAAGGCAGGTGCCAATTATCAGTGATGGGCCAGGCGTCATCGTCCCACAGGAAGAGATGCTCACACCCGGCGTCTATCAGCGCGGTTAAACTGGCGTTCTTCGAAGCAACAATGCCGAGTGATGTTTCATGGCGAAGCAGCTGCACGCCGTCAGGCACTACTGCGGCAGGTTTTGAACCATCATCGACAACCACCACCAGCGCTCCGGTGGGAAGATATTTCAAGTGGTGCTCAATGGCACTTTTTAAAACGTCGGCACGCTGATGTGTCGAAATGGCAATGCCGACCGGTAATGAAGAAGAGCCGACCGGAGCATAAGGGACATTATCAATAGTGACTTGCATTAAGTTTCCAAAAGAAAATTGATCTACTTACTTATCAGTAGATGTACATTAATTTTTTATCTAAAAGGAGCTGCTATGAACTTAGATACTCTTGAATACCTTCTGCGGGATGGTGAAGAAATCATCCGGGAATCTGCACGTGAAAATGGAGTAAACGAAGAAAGTGCAATTGGGGTTGCCAAAAAAGTTATAGGTGAACGGAGCGCTGTTGGCCTTATCGGAAAGCAACCCTACGTTTTTGAAAAAGCAATATTGCCACTAATTGAAAATGTTTCATGTATCGGTTGGTTCGACGAATACGATGGCGATAATGGTTCTAATTTTGATTGTAAGGCTCACATCGAAGAAGCACGACTAACTCACTGCTATCGTGAAGACCGTATGCGCTGCGAAAGCTGTGAGGAAGAGGAAGACTATCGCGCAGCAAGAAAAGCTGATTACATGCGAGAATAATAAGATCCTCTTACGGTCGTTATTTTTTTAATCCAAAACATTAATGGATATCCTCGTAAAGGGATAATCACTCTTTTATCCCTTAGTCAGGATAGCGCATGTCTAGCTCACCACTATTGTGGTTTGCTTTGGTTGGTCTCTGACAGTTGACCTGCCACGTTTTGTTATGCACCAGTATGTCTTTCTTCGTCTGACGGTCCAGAACATCGATGTCGTGGTTTGTCAGATAGATAATCCGAGACCAAAGACAGCCCGTATCAACCACCACCGGGGCGGGTGAAGTTTTCGCGCAGCTCGCGATCAACATCGTCATCAGGCATGTGGTTAACAGTCTGCTGTACATTACTAGCCTCTTTCGTTGTCTCTACCCGGCGTTCTGCTGCTGCGACCGTTGCCGCTGCGTTATCTTCGGTGCGCTGCTGGTCTGCTTTGTCTTCCGCTTTGCTGGTGCCGCGTGAATGCCCAATACCAAAAGCGCCAGCGATAGCAGCCATAACCAGCGCAGCAAGGCCAATGATTGCTTCTAATCCCATATCAACCTCACACCAGTACCGTTTTGGCCTGACCGAACCGAGCGCGACGATCTTCCAGTCCGTTCGTGCCGCCGTTGATAATCTTCGTCACCTGCAGCAGGTCGCCGGAATACTTCAGACATCCCTTAGTGGCGAAGAACCATGCCGCGCTTCTGGCTGCATAAACGTCCTCAGCCAATAACTCAGGCTGCTTAACCAAATCAACCTTCAGGCCGTTCCCGCAATCACGGTAGTTATTGAGGCCGGTAATCTGGATAAGTCCACGCCCACGGTATAACCAGCCGTCAGCGGGAGCGTTGTTCCCCATGCGCTTGCTGTATACCAGGTTCGCGATGGCGCGTTGTCGCTCAATCGGTAATGTTCGCTCTTCAGGACGACGCCCTAGCGCGTTAGCCTGGTCTGCTGTGAGTCGTCCGGCACGAATGAAGTTCGCCAGTGCCGCAATCCGGTAGTTGAAGCTCTCCACCAGTAGGGTGAAACCAGCTGATTCATGCCCTGCCTGAGCAATGAACATCGCCTGGTCCACCGGTTTGGTAATGCCGAATTCTTTCATCGCGTCACTTACTGGCTGCAACCAGCGCGCAGCTAACTCGGCGCTTAGCCCAGCCGCCTTTTGAAATTGTGATTGGTTCATTAGTGCCTCAGTGCATCAACCAGGCGCGCTACGTTTCCCCGAGCCCAGAGAACGGCGGCGCATATCAGGACGTTCACCAGCACCACGAACCAGTGCGATTCATGGTACAAGCCGAACAGGTAACGGAACGGGACGCTGGCGTACACCAGCACCGTGAAATAAGCCATCAGCGATATCAGAGGACGATGTCTCGCCCCGTCGCGCTGGTAGAACATCAGTGCAATAACGATAACAGCAGAGATAATTGCGTTTGCCATCGCACTCGGATCACTTGTTACCATTGCTGGCCCCTCCTCCACCTAAGCGAGAGAGAATTCCAAACAGGCTGCCCAAATCCTGACTGTTGACGAACGTCAGCAGCTTGATCGCCACCGCAGCAACGATTACCGCACCCAGCGCATCAAGCGGCCTGTCGCTGTAGCCCGTCCACTTTGAGAAGTACGAACCAAGCAGAGGCGCGCCGATAACACCGAAGATGAATGATGTGATGAAGTAGCCCACCAGCTTAAGTCGACTGATGTTTACCGCCGTAGCGACGTAGAACACAGCACCAGCGAATGCGCCGAACACCACACCGTAGTCTATGCCGGTTGCCAGGCCAAACATGCTGGCTCCCATCAGACCACCAGCCGCTACCGTAGTGCCAGAAACAGGATCGGACATTCAGCCCCCTCTTATTGCCGTGAGTCCTCTCAGAACGAGGGGAAACAAAAAAGGTCACCCGTAGGCAGCCTCAAAAATGACAAAACCCCGCCGGAGCGAGGTTTAGAAATCGTTTTAAGTCCGTGGCGTAGAAACCACTCTTAACACAGTAAACTATAAAATGCGGACCGCGGTAATGATTTTTTATCAAAAACATAGTAATTTTAGGGCCATGCCTCTTGATTTAATTGGAACTGTAATGACTACAGAAGAACAAAAGAAAACTCGAAGAGTACGCGTCGGCTTTTTCACAGGTAATGGGAGCAAAAAAGATGGCCCGTCAGTTGCAAATCTTGCTTTCGAGCAAATGCTTGGGACTGCTCCAGCATCGTTCCCTTATGTTCATACAGCTGAGACCCAAAACCGCGGACTAAAACTTGTAATCCTTGATAAGGATGACAAGCAACATAGTTATTTTGGGTATATTTCTTGGAGAAGGGACTGTCTTCTTCCATTCATTGAGGATGGGCTGACGGGAAGTGAAAGAACCATTCCGTTGAGTGAGAAGGACTCTGTTGTAGAAAGAACCTACTTCATCTATTACTACGAAACCGATCTGTTAGTAATGACACTCAATCATTTGGGGCCAAAGGTGAACGATTTGTCCTTCATTCTTTACAATAAGACCCAAATGCAGAACATCCGTTTTGAGGCAATCTGGAAGCACGAAAGCATGAAAGACCTCCTGGAAGATGGCAACATCTTACGAAGTTTTGACTTGACCGTTGCCGCACCAAGGAATTTCAATAAATCCAACTATAACTTCAAACATGAGCTGACTAAGGACATAGTCGACATGGTTGGTGGTATGGGCGGTTCTCATCTTAGACTCAATATGCGAGGTCGTATCCGCCCCAAGAAAGCTGGCTTCAACTATCTTAAAACCTGTGTAACTGATGCAATAAAAGAGCTTATCGAACTGTTTCCAAAGGGGTCAGGTGGATTACAAATCAAAAAAATTGATGTTACAGAACCATCTAATACAACCCCTACTAGCTTACTTGATCAAGTTTTGATTGGGACACGCACAATTGTTGTAAAAAGTGGTTATCCGTCTGATTCTGATATCAGAATCGCTATGACATCTGCTAAAATTGAAAATTCAGCTTACCTTGCTCAGTTTGAGCTCGCAGTAAGATCATAAAATTGCCAAGGAGGTTACAATGAGAGTGTTTTTAACTCTACTTTGGAAACTAGCCCTCCTTTTAGCCATCGCTTACGGTGCTTCGTTGGTCTTTAAACCTATGAAGCACGCAGATGTTTTGACCACTGCCGGGGTCCTGTCAACCGTTTCAGGAATCTTATTCGGGTTTGTTCTCGCCGCCATCTCGATTTTTAGCAGTGCAAAAAGTGACGAAGACGGAGCGATAAATGCGCTTAAAAGGAATAACATTCTTCCTTTGATAATCAAGCGGTTATTATCAACAGGTGCAACATTGATTGTTGCTTGTTTCTTTCCCCTGATAGCAATGTTTCTCCCGGATGACATGCTTGTCAAAGGTAACCCGATTGACTATGTGTTTATTTTGCTTGGTCTTTCTTCCCTAATGATTTCTTTATACACCTTTTCAAGGTGTTGGTACGCTCTGCGTAACATTTTCCCACATTTATAACATAGGCCTTATATGAGGCCTATGTTTTCACTATCAGTCAGCTGTCCATTTCAAGTTTTATATCCAACATACTGAGACATCCATCGATAAACCCCTCAGCCATTTGTATTTCAATGCGGATAAGCTTTTCATCTTTCTTGCGCGCTTTGGCTATCTTTCGCTTAGAAATACCGTATAGATAATGAGCCACCAACAGCGAATGCTCATAAGGCTTCTTCTTCTGCAAGCGAGCCAGGCAGCCCTCAATGACTAGGGCATCATCGTCAGAACAAGACAGGCGCGTTTTACTAGTCTGGGGAAGCAGTCCCTTAAAACCAGCTGCGATCGGCGAGTAATCAACGCCTGAGCTATCACTCGCAGCCCACCCGCCCCAGCGTTCTAAAACCATCTGAATATCACGCATGTTATCTCCACTGTTCATGCTAATACGCCGATTTCCAGCGCACGATCTAAAAACCGAAACAACAGCACCAGCTGGTCGCCGTGCTTCGCTTCAAATGCCACAGGATCAGCGTGCAACTCGTCGTGATGCGCTCTGCACAGCGGTATCACAAACAGGTCATGCGCTTTGGTACCCATTCCA